AAGAGTTGCTTACAAGGACTTCTCGCTCTACCTTCAAAACGGCTAGGGTTACGTACTACTAGCTAAAACGGCTGGGGTTTTCGTACTACCAGCTAAAACGGAAAGAGTTCACGCACCCTTGACATGCGGGCGGAGTTTAAGAACTTCCGCCGAAATACATTGTAGATTTCGGTCTACAAAGCGGGTGGTTTACGAATTCCACCAAAACACGTCCAAGACTTCATTCAAGGACAAACGGCTGGGGTTACGTACTACCAGCTAAAACGGGTGATTTACGAACTCACCAAAACTTCCCATTGATTTCGGTCAATGGAAAACGGGTGATTTACGAATTCACCAAAACTGCGTCCCTGACTTCATTCAAGGACAAACGGCTGGGGTTACGTACTACCAGCTAAAACGGGTGGGTTTACGAACTCCACCAAAATACATTCGACAATTTCGGTTGTCGAAAGCGGCTGGGGTTACGTACTACCAGCTAAAACGGTTGGTTTACGAACCAACAAACTCAGACATCAGGCGACATCTGGTAATTCCCCAAATTCCCAGATGGCGTCTTCAACTCGAAGTCCGGCCCCGCAGCCAAGAAAATGTTGCAATCAAGCACTTGCGCAACTGTCTCATTGACTGAATACGGAGCCAGAACACTCACAATCAATTCTCCAATGTCCCCGGTAATCGGTGAGCTCGCAGCATTCACACTGAAGCTTGGAACCCACGACCACTCCTTGTTGCTCTGATAGGGCACACGAATCTTTATGGTGTCTGTCTCACCATAGTTGTAAACAACACTATACTGCGAGGAAAGCAGGCCCAAGTTGAAAGGGCCACCTCCCCGAGCATATCTTGTGACGAACGCAAAACGAGCGTTGGCCACCTGCGGTCCAACGAACTGAAAAGTGTACTCCAACGACCCACGCCACCACGTGAAGGGCAAACTAACGTATTCCAGCATAGTCGGCTGAAAATTATACGGTAGTCCAGAATTGCCCCACACAAGTGGCGCAGGCGTGAGAGGCAAACGAAGAAATGCTGTACCAATGGGATCAGTAGTCGAAAATCTTAGTGTCGAAGACAACGTCGGTGTCATGCACATTCGCAGCAAATTGGACTCATTCAGCGTCGTGCCAGTGACCACATCTGGGCGAGGGGCCTCCCCCTCCAACGGCCCCAGCTCTTGGGAGTGCGTCATTCCTTCCATGTTTGCCAAATTAGGGGCATGACGTGCATAAACGGGGGCCGCATCCGCTCCATTGTTGGGCGTATCAAAGGACTGCACCGAGTCCATAACCTTGTCTGCCACGTCAATTGCCTCCTTCGTTACCTTCCTCACATTTGCATACGTCCCAGTAACTGCTTTGATGCCCTGACGCATCTTACCCTGCACTGCCCCTTGAGCCTGAAATAGTGGCACCGCCAAGGTAATGTATGGTATACGAAAAAGCTGCACAAACCGAAAACCATCCCCAACACTGGCATAAACTGTCGCACCATCGCCAGGAGGAGACATCACAAAACAACCTGAGGAAAACGGAGTTGCCAAAACCTCAGCCAAACTCTGAGGCACAACATTCAACAAATTGCCCGACATGTGCTGGCCAGGCATAGACACAACCAACGGAATGTCCAAGGGCTCTCCCAACGCCAAAGGGATAGTGCCCGCAAAGAAGCCAGAACTGGCCTCACTAGCCTTGAACTCCACCAACGCCTGTGATGGATCTCGAGTTCCAGTGAAGCCTACCTGAATCTCCCCCGCGGGTCCAGTCACAATGAACATGATCTTACCTGAGAACCACCGAAAACACCTCCCAAAATACGCCAAAAATCCACAGGGGGCACGATCCACACGTGGTGCCAAAAACACATCCGCCAAGGGCAATGACACTGGAAACACGCCAGTCGGACGCCAAAACGGAACTTTGCGCTTACACATGATCTCCGCCGTGGCCATTGAAAAACCACCTTCCGACGCCTGCATGACACGAGTTGGGGCCACCTCCACAGCCGAGGACTTCGACTCAACCACCGCTTCCTCCGTGAGCATCTGTGCCTTAAACTCCTCAACCCCTGACCAATCACTCGACATACCACGCTCAACAAACGGCACCACCAAGGCCGAGTCTGGAATGGACAATTCCATCTGCTCAAACAACACACTGATCGAAAGGTTCACCGTCTCTGACTCCACCGGGGCACTCAACCCAACACGCAGCTGATTGAACACCATTATATTGAAGGTTCCCAACGTCCCCTCAATAGTCCCTGCCTGCGCCGCATCCAAAGCCGCATAAGGGTGGACAAATGGCACCTCAACCACACCAGCCGTGGTCCTTCCAGCCTTCATCAACACATGTGGCACCAGTGTCGTCTCCACCAAGGAGTAATTGCCCGTCGAACTCACGACACCTGCTGGCGACACAAAACAAATAATCTGACCCTGCTGAAACACGTTCGACTGCATCTCCACAACAACCTTCATGCGCATCTTCTTGAACACAAAACTACTCCAAACTGAGTTAACAGGACCCTGCGGCACCATCCCAAAAGGCACGCGCTGCGAATAAATGACATTTCCTGGCAACTCCCCCGTGTCCCATGGCTGCGTGGCCACAAAGTACTGCCTACCAAAGAGTGAATCCGGTCCATCTCCTACCATCGAAGGCGCCTGCACTCCTCCAACCGGGCGCGAATCCACATCCTTCACCTCATCGCTCAAGCTCTTCCCCCCTTCAGAACCAACTCTCTCCATCTGGGCAACAAAATCCTCCACATCACAGTTCACCAATTCAAGAGGCTGGCACACCCCCTTTGGTACATCAAGGGGCACTCCAAAAACCTGTACATCCATGCCAACCATCTCATCGAAGAGTGTATAACCTTCCTCCTCCACAAACTGAATCTCGCCGGCTCTAAACGCGCTAGACGCCGAACACCAACCAGGAAAGAAAGCCACAACACCAAACTCCTTGAAAACTGCCTCCAAGTAGCGACACCGCTCCTCGTACTTGCCACGGCCCAAACCAACGGACCGCAACAAAATGCCCACTGCATTCGTACGAACGGCATCAACCACCGAGAGCGTCTTCGAGACCCACTTCAACGACCTAAAATCCTCAACCGAGACTGGCAAGAGAGACACCCCCAACTCCTTCAAGCCATCATACCGAGTAGTGTGTCCGAGGAACTGCAAATCCAAAAACAAGTCCAATGGCACCCGGCGACCTGTCTTCTCCACATCTGTATACACCACTCCAACTGAAGCCGCGGCATCCTGAACTGTGCAAAAATTGTACCACTGCGAAACTTCTGGCGACACTAACTGCAGATTGTCATCCCCATACACCACCGTGGCCACATACTTCCTCCACAACTCCGCGTGGCAAAACGAAGGAGCTGACCCCTTCGCACACAACAAATACAAGCCCAACAAAATGTACTCACACATGAAGTTGTTAAGATGGACCGTGCACGGATTGCCCGTCGTGCACCCAAAATCCTTCCAAACCAAGAAGGGGCCCACCTTCAAAACCGTGCGGCTACACGCCCACAACAACTTCGCCCTCAACCACGACCAGTCATCATTCCCATAGAAGGCATTCACACTCGCAACCAACGCCTCCATGACCTGTGGCACCATGTTTGAATCAAAATACTTAATGTCGCCTGCGAAGCCATAATCACCAACTCTCCTCAACCTGTCCAAAAGCACCTGCCAATGTGGAGAGAACACATTAATCCCCACTGCTGAGCACACTGACTCCTTCCAATAATCTGAGAGCATCCATGACCCCATAAAGCGCCGCATCAAGATGGTCATGGCCAAAGGCGCCGCCGTAATCAGCCTGGGCGTGTCCACCTTCTTCGGAGACCTCAACTCATCCTTCAACTGGCACTGAAACACAATGGTTTGGAACGCCGCCGATTCCTTCTCCACCATGGCATCCAACTGAGATCTCAACGAGGGATCAGCAACATACAGACAGCCTGGTTCTCCCGCAAACAAATACCTACGCCCTGAAACTCCCGGCGGCCTACTCATGGACAATGGATACCCTGGAGTCTTCGTCATGCTAAGTGCCCGCATCAAACCACACCCATTGATTGCCTCATGCTCCGTGTAAATCAAACAGGGTGTTTCCAAACTCCTTGACGCGTGGTGCCGCACCAAATTTTCCGTGACCTTCTCTCGAATCTCCTCATCAAATCCTCTGAACTTATCCCCTTCCAACATGGCATTCACACTTCCTATCAACTGGTCCAGAGGTGAGGGCGTGCCCCCTTTCACACCCTGATTTGCTGGGGCCTTCACCACCGACGCACAAATGGAATGATCTGCCAAAAACGACTTCTGATACCTACTACTACCACTAGGGGGAGCCCCCCCTTTCACTGCACCCAAGATAACAAACTCCGAACGCAAATTTCTAACCACAGCAGGTTCAACCACTAAGGGCTGCATCCAATCCGACATCCCCTGCCGGACGAAGGAACCCGCTCCCGAGAACAACGCCCAACTCAATGGTGCCGCCACCCCTTTAAACTTACCATCCTGAGTTTTGTGCCTACTTGTGTGAAAACCAACAATACGGACCTTTCCACTCGGATACAGCATCAATACCAAGGAACCACAGTCACCATCCTTCTTCGTATCATACTCCAAGCGGGAGGAACTACCAACCTTTACCAAACCTGAACCATCTGCACTGTACACTGCTGGCCTGTCAACAAACGTCACCACACGCAAGTTGTCCACACGCTCACTCAAATCACCATCACCACCACGCATGAATACTGACGACAACGCCCCTTCAACACAATCTGGCGAAAAATCTGGCTCCACAAACTTCGACAAATCTGGCAACTTCCTAAACGATGGAGGCAGACGATACAAAACAGCATCCGATGTGTACCCTTGTAGGCCATCCACCTTCGACTCACAAACACGCGCCCTCTCAAACATGACCCTCTCCGAAAAGTCTGGAAAGGAGAAGGTCAAAACTGTGCCCTCTGGTATCCAATCTCCCTCCGAGAAGAAAAAATGCTTTGGAATCAACGCTGCCGAACCATTCAACACACACCCATACAAACCACCTCCTGTTCTATGCACTCTAAAACAATTCTTGCTAATCTTATCAACCTGCGCCATCAGCACCTTACAAACACGCGACCGGGCCTGCGCTTCCGGGTCCTCAATCCACTCCGCCAGCGATTGCGCCACCATCGCATCCTCAAAGTACGCCTCATCAACCTTCTTCTGCCTACGCCTTCCTCTACTCTGTTTCTTCTTGCCCTTCGGTGGTGACTGCGCCGCAAACTCCACAATCTGTTCAACTGCCTCGCCTTCTGATTCATCCTCCTCTGGAAACAACAACTTCTTTGCCCCATAAATAAAACCTACCACAACTGCCAATCCTGCCACACAAGTCGCCGCTATCTTAAAACGCCTACCTGCAAACAAATCAACAAAGGCCCGCTTACGCACCTCCGGGTCCACCTTGGGCTCAGGCTCAACCTCAGGCCCTGCCAGCGATACTGTGGTCTCTAGGGGCATTGCATTGAGTGCATCCATCTGCGCTTCCTCCTGATCGAACTCCTTAAACTCAGCATCCACACCCAAAGAATCCACTACCGCTGATTTCGACTGCGTCTGCGCCTGGGCCATGAGCGCAGGAAAATGGGCTAAATTCGACAACTGCATATCCGCCGGCTTCTTGTAGGGCACAAGCTTTCCATCCTTCAAAACTGACTCTGCTATAACCTTCGGAACCACTCTCCTCTTGCACACGCCCTCCACTTGCTGCTTGGACATCTCCTGGTTGAGCACACTCCGATACGCCCCCCTCAAATTGGTCCACATGGCACTACGAACCTGTGCGTCCGATTTCTGCGGCATTGCCTCCTTCATTGCCTGAAAATATGCCCCATGCCAAGCATTGCAGTCAAACTCTTCCACTCCATCGTCGTCTCCATCTGCCTCCATCTGTGCCACAAACTCCGGGTTCCGCATGTCCTCCAACAATGCTGCACTTGCCTGAGCGTGCCTTGTGTTCAAAACGTACCGTGCCTTCAACGCACGAAGCACCTCATGATACGTGTACACCCTACTCATGTTCAAACGCACACCCGCTCGCCCATGGACATTCGACGCATAATGATAAAAAGCCAAGTGTGGCGCTGGATCATCCGCCTTCATCTCCCTAGTCAACTTCGCCACATCCAAAGCCCCATCCGGCGTTTTCCAACCATTCTTAACCACGCACTTAAAACCCAAGAAACGCCTGGTGAATGCACCCCCAGACGTTGTGCCCATGGGCTCGTCGAAATCCCTATTCGAGGTTAAAATTACATACTTGGACGAAAACTGGGCTCCCTTATCTGAAACTGCTGCCATGTTCATTGTCATAGGGTTCTTGGAAATCATGCGCAACACCTCCGCCGGCAAATCATCCTCCCCCTTTCTGGAACCCATCCAGTCATCAATACAAAACACCACCTGGCCTCTATACCCATCTGCATGCTTAGTCGTTGGATTCCTGTTGTAAATTGCCATGCCAGGCATAACCTCAGGCGCCAAATTCGTCCCAAACATCTCAGACAGATAACTCTTACCACAACCTGCAGCTCCACACAAATACAAACCTGCTGGTGTTATGCGAGGCATAGAGGCGGCAACCGAGCGGGATTTCGCCTCAAACTTCTCCAGGGACAACAACACATCGTTAAAGTGGGTCCTGATCGGTGAACCTGCCACCTCAAACGGCAAATGACTCAACTTCAACCTCTTCAACAGAGACAATGTAGCCGCAAAACTCTGCTGAAAACCCTCCTCCTTAAAAGGGTCTGCATCCTCCGCCAAGCGATCCGCCAAACGCCTGGCCCGCACCAACGCATCTTGGAACTGAGGATCCCTGTCACAAGTAACCGTTGCCCACTTCGAACCATACAAACAACCAACGAGCGAATCAGGCAACATCGCCAGCAACAAATCCAAACTACCCTGAGCTGCCTGGACCTTTGACACCAATCCGGTTGCCGTTTGGAGAATGTGCCCATACTCTCCTTTTACCGACTTCGGCAACCACTGCTGTAATGCCACTGCCACACACGCCAAGCCCGATGGCGTTCGCAGACCTCCGACCTGTGCCTCAAACTCTCCGTCCTCTCCATTCGTCGCTTGTACACCCTCTCTACTCATCACTCGGGCGCACAACCCACTCATACTCTCCAAAAACGAAGCTTTCGACTCACCACCGTCTGTCTTACCACCCCACCAATCCTTACAGGCGACCACCGTCCCATAAAAAGCCTCAACCAAGGCGTCCACAAAAACAACAAGGAACCGCACAACAAATCGAACAATCTTTGTACAACAAATCAACAAAAGGGACGCAGCTACCAAGGAGCCAACCGCCGTCGCCCACCTCTTCCGTGTCCTCGGCCACGCAACATTCTCAAAAGCCCGCTTCACAAACTGAACCAACCGGTCTATCGGGGCCTTCAACGCTGCCAAATCAACCGACCCAGCCATCTTCACGTTAGAGACCAGCTTCCTAAAACTGAACCCATCCTGCTTCTCCTCCTTCTCATCATCACCAGCGACTGTCACCTTCGAACCCTTGCCGCCCTGTGGCTTGAATTCCTCGTCCGGCACCTGCACACGAACATACTGTGAAGCGACCCCTCTTGCCAAGGACCTCCTCACCTCAGACGCAACAGCCTGCGCCTCAACACCCATACCCTGCATGGGCATTGACAACTTGTGGCAACCGCCACAAAAACGCCGAGAGCCAACCGGGCCCTCAATACAAACACAAAAACGCGCGACGTCTGTCAACCGACAGGACGCCAATGTTGTGCCATTTCTGGCAACACCAGCCAACCGACTGGATGTTAAAGAT